GAACATCATTCACCTGATTACGAAAAGTATCTCAACATTCTTTACGCATTTGTCGCTGGCTTCATCACGGCAATGTTGGTTTTTGGAGCTTGAAATGTCTAAATTCAATGAATTACGCAAATTAAATGTCAATGAACACACAGAAAAAAAAGATGGATTGACGTATCTTTCTTGGGCATGGGCATGGGACACATTCAAACAACATTGTCCAGATGCAACTTATGAAGTTGTAAAAAACAATGGATTGCCATATTTTGAAACAAATGCTGGAGCAATGGTTTACACAAAAGTAACTGCAAATGGAGAAACACATGAAATGTGGTTGCCAGTTATGGATGGTAAAAACAAAGCTATGCGTTCTGAACCATACACATACACAGTGCGTGATTTCAAAACCAAACAATTGGTTGACAAAAAAGTTGATGCTTTCACAATGTTTGATGTAAACAAGACTCTTATGCGTTGTTTGGTTAAAAACTTGGCAATGTTTGGTCTTGGTCTTTACATTTACTCTGGTGAAGATTTACCAGAATCTGAACCTATTGACATGAGCGAATACCTAAATGAAATCGAAGCGTCAACCAATGTTGAAGAACTTAAAACAGCTTACATCAAAGCATTAAACGCAACAAATGGCGAAAAAGCACTTAAAGAAATGGTAATTGCAGCTAAAGATGCAAAGAAAGCGAGTTTGTAATGAACCGATATTATGAATTTCGATATGTCAAGCGTGGCAACAAAAAAGTGCTGCAACAGCGTGTTGGCGCAATCACAATTGAACGAGGTTCTTGGTGGAAATTTTGGAGCATTGGTAATGTTGAATTGACTTGGCTTGATTGGAAAGATGTGCCAACTATTGCAGAGGTAAAAAATGATTGAACAACGCACCGAAGAATGGTTTGCAGCACGTTTGGGCAAAGTTACAGCCAGCAAAGTTGCTGACGTTATCGCCAAGACCAAAACAGGTTACAGCGCAAGCCGTGAGAATTACATGGCTCAATTGGTATGCGAACGCATGACGCAAACTGTGGCTGAGTCATACACCAATGCAGCTATGCAATGGGGGACTGAAACCGAGCCATTGGCTAGAGCGGCGTATGAGGCCCATGTTGACGTTTTGGTTGATGAGGTTGCCATGATTCAACATCCAACAATTGAAGCGTCTGGAGCCTCTCCTGATGGCTTGGTGGGTGATGATGGTCAGATTGAGATCAAGTGTCCCAACACAGCAACCCACATTGATACGCTTTTGAGCCAACAAGCACCTGCCAAGTACGTCACACAGATGCAATGGCAGATGGCTTGCACAGGCCGCAAATGGTGCGATTTCGTGAGTTTTGACCCACGGATGCCAAAAGAACTTCAGTTGTTTATCAAGCGCATTGATCGTGATGATGCTTACATTGACATGCTGGAGAAAGAGGTTGTGTCATTCCTCAAGGAACTAGACGCAAAAATTGAGAAACTTGAAAAATTGAAAGAAGCTAATGTCTAAATTGATGTATGAAGTGACAGTCCGAACAGGCACTTACACCGACAAAGAAGGCAAAGAAAAAGGTCGCTATGAGCGTATTGGTTCCGTGATTGAAACAAAGAACGGCCCAATGCTTAAAGTTGATTCAATCCCTGTCATTGAAGGCGGTTGGTCTGGTTGGGCTTACATGAACACGCCTAAACCCCGTGATGATGTTGCCCCAAAGCAACAGCGTGATGAGTTCAACCAAAAAGATCAAGATATTCCATTTTAAGGAGCAACCATGAAAAAAGTAATTGCAGTTTGTTTGTTGCTGGTCGCCACATACGCCAGCGCCTCATGTCCTCAGTTCCAGCCATACCGCTGTGTACCAGGCTACAACGGCAAGATGATGTGCGGATGTGGGATGTAATATGCAGTTCGAGCTATCTGTAACCCACAAGGGGGTGACTGTTACGTTAGCTTCTGCTGATGCGCCTAACCTGCGCCAGCTTAATGAGTTTCTGAACTCTTTGACCGAACGAGCAATCAAAGAGATTCAGCCAATTCCAAGGAAGCCAGGGCGACCACGGACAAAGCCAGAAAAAATTAAGCGAGGCCGTGGGCGACCACGCAAAATCGCTGCATAATCAAACAGGCGAAAGCGGATGCTGTGCCTAGCCATCACCCAACGGTTAAGCCAGAAAATTTCGGGTTCTGTGGCACAGACGCAGCGAGTAGCCTACCTTTTAGACAAATTGAGGAAAATTGAGATGAAATTTGATTTTGACTTGTGGTTAGAAGATAACCAACACATTTGGGAAGCGTTTGAAAAACAGGCTTTGCTTGTCTCGGAAAGGGGATTCAAGCATTACTCAGCTAGAACAATTGTTCACGTTCTACGCCATCATTCAGCCCTGACAGAGACTTCAGGCGAATGGAAGATCAACAACAACGTCAGTCCTTACTTGGCAAGAAAGTTCATGCAGAAATATCCGCAGTTCAAAGGGTTCTTTGAGACAAGGGGCATCAAATGATTACCGAATCTCAATGGATGATCGTCATTGGCTTTTGCATTGCAGCAGCACTTTTTGATTGGATATTTTGGGAATGAAACACTATCTTTGCTCCATTCTTACAGCAATTGTTCCTTTTGCTGTTTCCATGTTCTGTTTTTATCTGGTTGGCTGTTTTATTGAGGTATCTTGGAATCCAGCCGATTGGGAAAGTGCCGCAAGAAAAGCCATGTTCATGTTTGGCTTGTGTTTTGGCATTGCTCTTTACATCAAACTCAGAAACTATGATTAAAACAGTCCTTGCACCTAATGCCCCTTGGCCTCCTAAAGATGCCAAAGTTGTTGCCAAAAGAAAAGAAGCAACCGAAACTGACCTAAACTTTGAGGCTTGGGTTAAGAAACAAAAGAACATCCACAACTTTGATTTTTTGAAAGAGAAGAAATGAGCTTTGCAGAACGTGAACTAGACGTTATCCGTTGGTCTGAAGCACGAAAGATCATCCCAAACAGCACCCCGTTTGCCCAATCCATCAAAGCCGTTGAAGAAATCAACGAGTTGGTTGATGCTTTGCGCGACAACAACAAGGTTGAGGCAATTGACGCTATTGGCGACACCGTTGTGTGCCTAATTAACGTTTGTGCTTTACTTGATGTAAACCTGACTGATTGCTTGTCTGCTGCCTATGAGCAAATCAAAGACCGAAAAGGCTACATGAATGAAGAAGGCATCTTTGTCAAACAATCTTGAAAAGACGCTTAAAGATCGCCAGCAAACGCATGGCGACTTTAAAACTCATGCGGCAATTAGCCAAAAGTTAAAGTCTGTGCTTTGGCAACATGACCACCAAGGTCTGAGCCATCATCAATGTGAGGCTTTAGAAATGATTTGTCATAAGATTGCACGAATCCTAAACGGCAACCCAAACACGCATGACCATTGGCATGACATTGCTGGCTATGCAACACTTGTAGCAAAAGAACTAGAAAAATGACACATGAGGAATTGACCAAACTGATTGGCGAAATCTACGGAAAACATGTTGAGTTGCCGCCAGTTCAGATGAAAAGGCTCAAAGACTTTGTTAAACAGGTCGAGAACAGCGCACAAGAGCGTTATGCAACGTATCTTGATGCAAAGCGCCAACATGAAGCCGCAAGCCTTTTAAGGGGTTTAAATGCTTTATAGCATTCTGTTAATCTGCACCGTTTTGTTTGTCGGTGCAGTTATCGCAATTGGTGGATTGCTGTTTTTCTTGTGGTTATCCAGCAAGGACTGAAGCCAGACACTTTTCGTATTTGGCTTTACGTTCTGCAATACCAATCAAACCACCATTGATCTTTTTGGTCATGCCTTCAAGGTCGCCTTTGTCGGCATAGTCAGAAAGATGGTTTGTTTTCCAGAACCAGCCAGCAGAACGAGCAGCAGCCATTGGCTCAAGAAGCTGGTCGGGATTTCCAACCAAGTCCAAGCCTAATGATTGACCACATCGTGTGTAATTGTCTTTGCCTGTCAATTGCTTAAGACCACGACCACGGAACTTCCAGCCTTCGCCAGATTCAGCAGGGCCATTACCCATGCGAGATGAGTAAACAAGATTTGCAATTAACTCAGGCTTGCCAGCAATAGAATTAGCAACGGCAGTAGGAACCAACTTTCCATTTTCTTTTTTTGGTTTCTTATCGGGGCCAAGTACAGCAAAACGGTTAGGCCAACAAGCAGCAAGAGTCGCAGCCCGATAGTTAAGGTTTTCAGACAGCATCGTATAACCGCCAGACTCATGTGAAGTCTGGGCAATAAACGCTGCAATCCTTTGAGGTGTGTTGATTTCAAATTCTTGACAGACTGACACAATCGCATCAATCCACTTGGCAGGGTCTTTAACACCAGCCGCCGCTAGGTTGAAGCTGGTTGGTGTCATTGCTGTTCCTTTTGTTTTTGATCCACAGCCTCTTGCGATTTGTTAGAAGAACCATAGAAGAATCGAATCAACGAGTTCACGGCAGTACCAATAAGAAAGCCAAGAATAATGTTGATGAAATCACGATTGTGATTGTCCACAGGCAGAAATGACACAGCGCCAAAGTAAGCAAACGATGCAATAGTCAGAAACCAAGCATATTTCTGGCTGAAATCGCGTGTGGAAGCATCATTCATATACATATCGGTGGCGCGTTGAGTGGACTTTTCATCCAGTTCAGCCATGAACTCAGAATGACGGTTGGCTTCCTCTTGGAGCTTGGCGTTGTATTCTGGTGTGGCTTCACCTTCAGGCTTTAACTCAATGCCCAACTTTTGTTGAACAGCATCAACGCCCTTTTCAATAACTTGGTCTGCAACCTTGTGCATACCATTGTTAATCAGATTCGCTACGATCCCCGCTACGATTGGAAGCATTTTCTTTTTCCTTCAGTTCCTGTTTCAATTTTTTCATCTGTTTGACTTCGTATCTCACTTCGGCTTGCAGCCTAGCAGCATCAACGTAAATCAAAACAGACAACGGCAAAGCAAAAAACAACACAATGCTCAGAACAACGACTCCAGCAATGAACCAGCGGGTGTCTTCACGCGCCATCTTAGCGACAGAAACAACCCCCACATCCATAGAATTAGCAGAACCACCATTACTGCCGTAATTCCCCTGTCTATTCGGTGGTTTCGCAGCAGGTCTTGTTGCCATTTCGCGTCACGCTCTTTCTTTGATTTAACTGCACGCGCAAACTCTTGTTCCTCAAGAATCTGGTCATACATCTCCAAAAAACGAGAATACAACGCTTGTAGCCCCAATCTCTCAGGCGTGTAAATCATTGCTTCTTTTACTTGAACAGCCAACTGTTTCATCTGCCATTCAAGTTCAATGCGATCAATCGCACTATCGGCAACCTTCTCTGTCGTCAGAGATTGTTCTTCTAGTTCCCGACAATGCGCTTTAAGCGCCCTAATTGCCTCAAAGTAAACCTTCAGGTTCTCACAAATCTCATGCACTTGACGCGCTTGAAATTCCTCGTAAGTCAGTTCTGGTTCTGGTTCTTTTCTTTTTTTGGCTGCTGGCTTGGATTCAACCTTTGGCTCAACAACAGGCAAAACTGGTTTGGCTTTTGGTTTTTGACCAAATAAGCCCTGAATCCATCCCCAGATTCCAACAACCTCGGAATAGATTGCTTTTGCATCGCCTACGCCTTTTTCAACTGTTTTCTTGAACTTATCAATTTCGGCTTTGCCCTCTGCCAGCATATTGCACCCAGTACGGATTGCTGCCACAGCAGATTGAGCCATAAGGAGAAGGCTGATCGGGTCAATACGTCACCTCTTAAGCCAAGCCAAAACAAAACCAACAGCGCCTGAGATGCCTGATGCAATCATCATTCCAGCCCAAAAACCGCCTCGACCTTTGTTAGCCAGCGCAACCAACTGCTCCAACTGGCTTTCCATCTTGTCGATCTTGTTGTTTAGTTCGTCAAATCTACGTTCGTAATCTTCCACTTTTTGCCAGAGAACTCCGTATTTGACAGGATCAAATTCAAAGTTTGCCATGTTATGTTTTTTGGATGTACGCAAGGGCATAGTAAGCAGGAAGGCTAGAGCCTGTGCCAGCGGTGTTAGAAGTAGCGCCCACAACATAAGAGTTGCCAGCACCAACAACAAACTTGTCACGCAGGTCAGGAGTGCCACCAGAACCATTACAAAGCACATATCCAGAAGGAATGGATGCAATAGAACCAGACCACATCAAAATGCAGCCAGAAGGGATTTGAGACGTTGCTGGCGCTGTTGTTAGGATGCCAGAAATGTTGTCATAAGTCTGAATCACCACATTTGACGAATCAGCCAAAACAAATTTATATGCAGAGCCTTCAGTCAGCCAGATTTCTTGTGGTGGGCGACCATCAGTTCCCAACACAATAGGGTTGGTGTTGGCAATCGTGCCAGCCGAATCTGTGTAGCTAGGCAATGGAGTTGATGTGCCAGCCTGATATGTGTACAACATACCACCAGACAAAGGGATGCCAGTAGTTGTGAAAAACTGGAATCCATTACCGATTGGGGAAAGATTGACTGCCATTTTTATTCCTTGTTAGCCATACCACGCAGGTCGATTTTAGGCATTTCAGACAGCTTTGTGCCTGGGTTTGCGTATTCTTGAACCTTTTTCATTTTTTGATTTGCTTTATGGTGTTTGTAGCCATAGTTTGCAATAGTCAAAACAGGAGCAGGAACTCCAGTTGTCATGCCTTGAACAGCCATTTCACCCAAAGCTGACAACAATGTTGCAGTAGTTCCAGATGTGTTTACAGTGCCTTGAGGAACTGTTTGAAGGTCTTTTGTGTACTCGTTAAGAGTACGAAAACGCTCTGCTTGTTTAGCGCCAAACAAGAAATCAAGTTTGCCACTCTTGTCTAATGCTTTGATTTCTTTGTCCAAAGCAGCGGTAGACACATAAGGTCGGCCTTCAATGTCACGACCAACGCCTTTTGTGGCTTCTTGGCGAATCTTGTCTGCGGCATAACCACGCAATTCATTGGCAATCTGCTGACCTTCTGGCCCCATTTTTCCCAATGTTGCAAACACAGCCTTAACATCAGCGCCAGTACCTTTAAACACCAACTTGTCTGCCAAGTTTTCCAAAGGAATGACACGGTCTGAAGTGCCTTTTTTCAGGCGGTTAATGTCACGAATGATGCTTTGATCTTCAAATTCAGATTCAAATGCACGATTCTTGGCACGAGCTTCTTTGTAAAGATCGCCACCAGCGTTTTCAGTTGCTTTGTCAATCTCGCTTTTGATTTGTTTACCAAGGCGAACACTGCCTTTTTTGGCAGGGTCAGCTTCTTCATTGATGAGCTTCCTAATATCTTCCATTGCATTGACAGAAATCATGCCAGTGCCATTAGGGTCATTGGCCTTAAGTTCTTCTTCAACAATGGAATAAAGAGGATTTTGAGCTTTCTTTGTTGGTCGGCCTTCTGTTTCTTTTTTAATCAGATCAGTGATTGCTTTATAAGAAACAGGTTGTGCCGTTTCACCAGCGGCTTGTGCGGCTTTATAAGCGTCAGAAACTTCTTGATAACGAGCATCCCGATAAGTCTTGAATGTGTCAGACAAGACTTTGCCAAACTCAGGGGCATCCATGCCAACCATTTGAGCGCCAGTTGTATCAACTTCAGCTTGCAAGTTCTGTTGCAATTTTTTGTTTTGCAAAGCATATTTTTCTTGCAATGGTGCGCCAAACTCAGGGCTTTTTGCTGTTTCACGTTCAAAAGTAACGTCAGCAGGATTGCGTGTGATTTGACTTTTAGTCATATCATCACCCATTGGGATCAGCAATTCATTGCCACGCTCTTGACGCAAACGAGCCGCATCAACTTCTGCCGCACCCATGCCAACCATAGGCTGTGCTGGCGCTTTTTCCATGCGAACTTTTGGCAATTTCTCTTTGAATTGAGTAGCCATTTCGCCAATTGGTTGAGCAACAGCTTGTGCGCCTTGCTTAACAGCTTGACCAGCCATTTTCAATTCGCCACCAACAGCTTTGCCAACAGTAGGAGCAGCGCCAGCCATGACTGTGTTCAACATATTTTGAACGTCAGCAACAGGTAAACCAGTTTTTTGTGCAATCCAATCAGCACCCTTGTTGGCATTTTCACCAACAAAGTTCATCAATTGATTGACCGCCTCACCTTTGTAGCCAGGTGTTTCAGTAACGCCAAAAGCCCTACCAAATGGCTTTTCTGTGTAGCCGAGAACTTGTTGCTCTAGTTGACCAGCTTGTTCAGGAGTTTTGCCAACGGCTCTAGCACCAGCATAAGTAACAGCACCAGCAACAGAAGGAATAATGCCACCAACGGTAACGTCACCCAAAGCAGCAAGACCTTGACCCAATTGTTTAGCACTGAACAAGTCTCCAGCTAGATTTGAAACATTGCCTTTTTGGGAAGCAACACGCTTGGCTTGCTCATCAAGTACAGCAGGATCAAAAATTGATGCTTGCTGTGTAGAAACATCAGGTTCAGCCTGAAGTTGTGGATTAATGTTTTGAGTATCTTGCCCAAACAACTTCTTTTTTTGTGGCTCAGTTGACTGAGTTTTGCCAGAAACGCCACGAGCCGCAGCGTCAAGGGCTTCAATCGAAAATTCAGACATTACTGGCCTTTCGTAATCAGGTCATTCAGTTTACCAGCACGTTGAAGCATTGCTTTGTAGCCATTAGAACCATAGCCGCCAACAGATTTAATTGCCTCTTGAGCGCCAGCAGGATCGTCTTTGGCGTTACGCAAAGCATCAATAAATTGAAGCGTTGGAACCAATTGCTCTTGCGTACTCCATTTGTTCTGGAAGTCACGAGCCGCAATAGGATTGTTACCAGCAGCCGCAACAGCAGCATTGACACCTCGGTTAAACATATCAGTGCCAGTAGTCAAAGCTCGATTCATACGAGCAGTGGACTTGATGGCTTCTGGAGTCCAATCGGCAGTGCCAGCCATTTTTTCTGCAAGGCCACGAGCCGCATCAGTCCCAAGACCAGCGCCAGATGCTAATGTTGCAGTCTCAAGAGCCATTTGATGACCCAAGATTTGACGATTTTGCGTTGCATCTGAAGTCCAAGGAACAGCAGCATAGCCGCCACCCAACTTGCTCAATGTGTCGGCATTAGCACCAACCAAAGCCTTGTCAGCCAACTGAACAATCTTGTTGTTGTTGTACTGAGAAGATTGCACATTTCTTGCGGCTTCATTGGCTTTAAGTTGAATTCCACGAGCCAGCTTAATGGTTTCATCAGTTTCATAAGGCATACGCACAGGCGCATTTGCTGGAGCAGCAGGTTTTTGAACTTGATTGCCACCTTGAGGCGCATTGCCAACTTGAGGCGCTTGAACACCAGCAGGAATCGTAACTTCACCCAAGATGTTGCCAAATTTATCTTTGACGTATGCAGTTGGATTACCAGCAGGATCGACTCGACCTGTCGCTTCCATGATTTGATTAGGGCCAAGCTGGTTGGCAATACCCATTCCTTGAGTTGTGCCAGGCGCAACGCCTGTGAGCATTTCGTTGCCCATTTGCACAGGAATTTGCTGACTGCCTGTTTGAACCATTGATGCGCTTGGGTACATCTTTTCTAATTGAACTTGTGTTCCAGTAGCAGATGCAAGTTTTTTAGCCAAATATGCGCGTAGTTCTGTTTGCGTACCGTCTTCTGGCATACCCATCAATGCTTGATTGACAGCGGCTTCATCTCCACCAGCATTAGTTACAAACTGTTTGACATGACTTTTGATTTTTTCTGCTGTCAAATTTTTATCGCCCAACATTGTTTGAATGCCTTGAATGGCATTTGTTGTGTGCGCCAATACATTTTCAAGTCGAGCTTTGTTGGTTCCAATTTGGGCTTGCTTGACTTCTTCTTGAGCTTTTTGCAAAGCCAAAGGGTTCATCTGTTGAGCTTGTTGATATTGTTGAGTTGCATTAGCAATATTCAACATATCAGCCAATGTCATGGCTGGCGCTGGCTTAATTTGATTGGCAACAGGAGTGATTGCATTGATTTCAGGCATTTTTATTCCTTATGCAACTGGCATTGGGCCAACAAATTGATTTGATCCAGGCTGATAAACTCCACTAGAAGGAGAACCCCATGCAGGATTCCATCCAGAAGCATTTGGATTGGTTCTCAAACTATTTAGATATGCCATGTTGCCAGCGCCCTGAATAGCGTTACCCCAAGCATTTGCAGAACCAACTGTGCCAGCAGCTTGAGCAGCAGCAGCACCTGTCGTCAAATTGGCTGTATTTGCGCCATAAGCAGAAGCAGCTTTGTTTGCTTCAGTTTGAGCAGATTGACCCAAACCAGCAATTGATGCCAATGTGTTGTAAATGTTTCCACGTTGAGTTTGATAACGATCAAAAGCATTTCCATATTCTTGTGATGCCTGACCTTGGGTGTAAGCATTTAAGCCAGCCAAAGTATTGCCAGACAATGCGCCCCCACCCATGTTTGCAGCGCGTTGGTTAGCCATCTGACCTTGTTGTAAACGCCATGCGTAGCCAGGATCAATGTTATTGGCAAAATCTTGAGCATTAAATTGATGGGTAAGATAATCAGTTCCTGTTGCAGTTCCGATTGCCTTGCCTTGTTCGTTATATTTTGTATATTCACCAGGCAACATTGAACGAATCAAATTGTAAGATTCGTAACCAGCACCGCGCCCTGCGGCCTGTTGTGCGTTTTGAGTATCAAAAATTTTCTTTTGAACGGCGGCAGCTTCTCTAGCTGCTTGTGCCTGTGTATCAGCAGCATTTTGTGCCGCTTGTGAACCCAAATAGCCACTAGCTAAAGTTGCGCCAGCAACGGCAGTTAAACCCCAAGTCATTTTGTATCCCCTTTGCAATCAAGTTTCATCAACTCTTGCATAGATGAAATTAAGCCAAGTTCTTCATAAGATGGCGAGATCACTTCTTTCTCAATCTCTGCCAAGTGTTCTTCACCATGAAACTTAGTCAAGTGAACAGTTGTCCAAATGGTGTCTTCTTCAGCATAAACAGCACGTTTCAAACCAACTTCAGAAATGAATGTGCATGGAGCTTCCATGTATTTCTTACCAAACTCAGTTGATACAGACACTTTACCTTTCAAAATGAAATTCAAGTGTTGATGTTTATGAATCTTTCCAATGATTAGCGTACCTTTTGGAATGAACATCTGTCTTGCATAAGTACAGCATCCATACGTTTCATCTATCGGAGCAAAATGATGAGTTACAACGCAATCATCTAGCGTTGATTCAACTTCACCATTCTCAATCATCTTTTGCAAACCTTCTTGAACAATCAAGATGTGTTCACGAAACATGACTTTTTCAGGATTGTTTTGAACAACCTTATTTTGGTCAGTTTTTGCTAGTTCGCTCATGTCATTCATTGTAATAGGGAACCTTGTATTGTTGCCCATCAACTGTGACATTTATGAACCCAA